GAATTTGAGCCAAGCAGTGTTAACATGTCAGGCAGTGATGATTTCACTGAGACCATCCGTTCGTTCTCACAACACGCCAACAAGATAGCAACTAAGGGTGATAAAGACGCTAAAGATAAGGCTGAGGGTGTTCTAAAAGCACAGCTTAAGCGTGTCGTAAATGAGACACGAGGGGCTGATATCTCGATTGGGGAAGATGGCATACCTGTGCTTACTCCACTGTCTTCTACAAGAGGCCCTCTAGCCGGTAGGTCGCGACTTGGAAGAGACACTCTTCAAACTGAGATGGTTACAGCTCTGGTTGATACGTACAAGGCGTATGCTGCTGCCGGTATCGTAGACATGGCTGATCTTTCTGAGCTTTCTACTGATGAAGCTGTTCCTCTTGAGCCAGTTCAAAGCAAAAATCCAGTAGGGCGAAGCTCTGTGTTGACAGTACAACAGCTTGAAAAGAAATTAGCTGAAGAACAATCGAATCTACCTCCACTTGAAGATGTAGAAGATGGTGTTTATGAGTTAGATGATGGCACTCAGTTTACAGTGGTTGGGGGTGAGATACAGTAATGGCTGAATTAGCAATCAAGCGAGTTGGTGATGCACCTGTCGCGGCTAAGCAGGTGAATATCAAGAGGGTTGGTGATGCACCGAAAACAGGACAGGCCGGTAGAGGAAAGGTGGAAGCATCTGAAAAGGATGCCTTCTCAGAAGTGGATACTTTTCAGAACCTGTTGGCTACCAAAGATGGTGGTAAGTGGGAAGGGAGTACAAATGAGCTGGTAGTGCCAGCGTCCTCTGAGCAATCTGGGGCAACCGTAGGTACGGGTTTTGACATAGGCCAGCTCAACAAAGCAGGGCTTAAAAAGCTAAACCTCCCCTCCTCTCTTTACAACAAACTGATACCGTATGTCGGGAAAAAGGGAAAAGTTGCAAGAGACTTCTTAAAAGACAGTCCCCTTACTTTGTCAGACGAAGAGGTATCCTCTATAGACCAGAAGGTTGTCTCGAAAACCATAGACCAAGTTAAGTCTAGAATGTCTGACAAAACAGCTTGGGATGACATGACTGAAACTGAAAAGTTTGCAGCTATTGCGGCACAGCACCAGTACGGGAATAAAACGAAACTCCCTGTCCAGTTCGGAAACAGAGACTGGGAAGGTGCTAGGAAGAATCTTCGCACATGGAGTGATAAAACAAAAGGTGTCGGTAAGAATATAGCGGCCAAATATCAAGGCCTCGTTTCCGATATAGACAAAGAAAGACCCAGAGAGGAGAAGGGGAAGTCAATCACAAACAGTGACGCAGGAATTCATAAATAGAGGTGTAAGAGATGAAAGTAACTGACATAACAGGATTAATCGAACAGAAACAACAAGAAGAACTGTCTGAAGACTTTGAGGATCTGCTCAAGAAGCTTATCTATCTAGCCTCTGAGCAGATTACCCTCGTTGAGTTAATTGGTTATCTTGACAACATGAAGTTTGAGTTACAGATTAACTCCCTACAGAGCTACGATGAGGATGAAGAGGATTAGTATTTAACGATAGACGCATTAGGGTCAGGGCTGGAGTAGAACCAAATACTCCCTCCCTCACCATCTTCTACTACCCTAACAGAGAACTGCTCAGCAGGGTTCTCTTTTAGGTATTCTATCAACCTTTCGTAAGTTTTAAAAGAATAACTTATAAACATACCACCTCCGAATCTGTTTCAATCCAAACCTTAGCTCCGCAACTTAGGGGTTTGTCAGGGCTATAGACAACCTTGCAATTCCCTAGTATCTCAACCTCTGTACATTTAATATTCTCCTTATAAGTCTTACAGGTAAGGGGAGGTTCTCTCTCCCCTGTCTTACCGTTACGTTTTATAATGTGCTGGTTTACATGTATACGCTTCTTCAAAACTGCATCCCCTCCCACGTCACATAGTAAAGCATGGCCAGTATTAGCCATGCTCCCCAAAACCATGCAAAAGCCTTAAACACCTCTCGGCACAGTTTGACCTTCTCTATTGTTTTCTTCATATCTCACAACTCCCCGCTACGCAAGCTAATTGTTGAGCGCCTACAGTCATATCTTCGTTCTCATACTCTGACAACTTAGACCAATCAATCTCAGGCATTGCTGCTACGTCTGCCTCGTATTGCTCCTTGGTTATCTCAGTGTAAGGCGCTTGTTGGTATACAATATCCTGTCTGGGCAAGAACGACACACCAGACGATTGATCTAAATTATCCCACACCCATTGCATCACCTCTAAGAACTCGTCATCTGAATAGAACACTGTCTGACTCACCTTATGCTCACACCAGTGATTCTCATACACCTCATTAAGCTTTAGCTGTGCCATAGCTGTCATGTCCTCTGTGCATGTTGCTGTGTTAGGGGCTTTTTGTGGGAAGCTAAACACAACGGTCTCTGAGTTCATTACATCAACATCCCAAGGCACACCCTGGTCCTTGAGCAATGCCGTGAGAGGGTCTTTAACGTCCTGTCGCACAGTTCTCGTGTAATAGGGGCTAAACCTAGCGTGAATGCCAGAAGCGCTGTCAACGAGCTGTGAGACCGTCCCAGAGGGTTTGACACAGGTGATTGCTGTTGATTGCTCAATACCCAGCTTCTCAGCCCACTCCTTGTTAGTGTCTACAGACACCTGCCGGAGAGTCTCAAGAACCTGCGCCAGAGTCATCTTGCCACCGTGGTCTGGGTTTGTGAACCCGTTATCGTATACGCTACCACTCAACACAGGATGATCCATGATGCCGGTCATGCTCACCCCTAGCAGTCGCTCCTCCTCAGTGTTACGCTTCCATAGAGGTCTGACATACCGGAAGTTGGTTAAAGTAGACTGGAGTGTACCTAATATAGTAGCTAATCTAACCTTACGGTTTAAATCTTCTAGTGTATCGGTACTCCTGACCACCACTTCCGACAAATTACAAACCTGTGCCGAGCGTAGAATGATCTCTGAGCATGGATTTGTACCAAAGCTATGATCTGCCTCCCGTCTACCGTTCTTAGCTGCTTGGTTCTTGCTAGCCATACGACTAAAGAACCCACGCTCACCAGCCTTGCTCTCGTGTAGAGAAAGGGCTTCCTTCAAGAATACATCGAAGTCTGGCCGCTCAGTGTACACAGCAGAGTTGTTAGCCAGTGCCCGCTGTGGCTGGTCAATATACCACTGTCCGTTCTTAGCACCCCGCATACGGTCATCAGAGAGGTTAGACAGGCTAATCAAAGCTGATCGTCTAACACCACCGACAACTACAATCTCTGCCACTTTGCAGACGAGATCGTGACACTCAATGGACGTAAGCCTTCGACCTGCTCCCCGTCTAAATAGTTCAACAGAGAAGTTAAAGAGTTGGTTGAGGGGATCAGGCCCGCTGCTTCTACCACCAAAGGTTTTAAGAGGCGCACCGGCAGGTCGAAGTTTTGACAAGTCCCATTTGGGAATCTGACCTGAATAGAGCAGACTGACGAGTTCCCTGAAGGACTTAGCCCATCCAACTTTGCTGTCCGGGACGATGATTGTTGTGTCTGTGTCATAAAATTCCTCCGCTATTGTTGGTAGATTTGCTACTTCTTGTCGTTCTACTGAGAAGCCTACGCCTGTGCCGCACATAAGGACATAGAGAATCTCGTCAAACACTCGTGGGTTGTCTACGGCAATGTAAGAGCAGTTAAACCCTGCCATGTTATCACGGTCGAGTGCCTTACCCGCTGTCATTAACGCCCGCATACTCGGCATGACATCCATATCATATATAGCCTTCATCAGCTCCTTCTGTTCGTCAACATTTATATTTCCCTTCTGCACCCAAAAGTCAACATATCTGTGTACTGTCTCTTCCCATGTTTCTCTTCTATTATCCTCCGGTATCCATCGTGCATACTTCGATTGATGAATGTAGTGACTGTATTGATCCATTATGTTTCCTCATCTGTTGCGTATTCTAATTGGATTTGAAGGCAATGGATTGCTTTCTGTATGTCTTTAATGTGCGTCCCCTTGTCTCTTGTTAAGTATTTATTAACCTTTGTATAAACAGCCGCTCTTAATCCATCATAGCCAAAGTTGGCATAGGTAATCTCGAACGGTTGCAGCCCTTGATCTTTGTAGTGTCCACCACCTACCTGTTCTTCTAGTGCACTCATTCTTCAACCTCTTTCGACTCTCGTAGAACCCTGTTGTCTAGCATCTTGAACGTAGCGTTCTTTGTTTCTAGTTTGTGTCCATCGAAATACTGGACATAAATACCATTATCTTCTAACCGTTTCTTAAAAGACTCAAGGGAAGGATACTCCCCTTGAAGGATTACATTTAATGCTTTCTTCACGCTGCGTTTCCTCTTAGGTTAGATGTCTCTATAGCTTTAGGTGCTTTGCCCCAAGACCCGCAGCCATTACAAACAAAGCGGCGGTACTTGCTAGCCCCTGTGTAGGAATAACCTCGGTATTGTATATGTTCACTTCCGCACTTAGGACATGTGTCTCGTTTTCCTGAATACAATTGTAGGTTTGGGTGATTAGGCATCCAAGGTAAAAGTCTAGTGTATAAATCCTCCAGTAAGATAGTGTCTTGAATGTTATAACCTTTCATCTCTTCTT